GCTCTTAGGCATACAATACAAAATCCTACGCCCCTTATCTTCTGGGTCTAAAGTGTCTTCAAACTTAACTGTTTTGTTCGCCTCTTGTTTTGCTACCTGTCTAAAATATGCTTCAATTTTCTCTCTAGGAGCGCCTTTTCCAATTTCAGACATCCAGTGTTTATACCCATCATCATTTTCATCAATGTTTTCATAATTAAGGATATTTTTGTACATATGTAAAACCCATTCGCCATTGTTTTCGATTTTGGGCATTACATAATTGGGGTCGCCTTTTCGTTGCTCAAAATTAAAATCGTAGTCTACTATCTTAGCGTTATCTATGAAATCTTCAAGTTTAGCGCAAACAGCTTCTGTTGAAAAATTATCTAACACCCACTGTCTGCCTTGTTTACCCATAACCTCTTTTTGTTTGGGTTTCATTTTAAAAACCTTAGTAAGCTGATTACATATAGAGTTTGGTTTAGTGGAAGCCTTAATAAACTCTGTGCCATGCTCTCTATACTCGCTCCAGTTTAAGGGTAGCGAAGCAGCTTCGGGCTCACACATTTCTTCGCCGCAGCTATAGTTGGTAACTAGGGTAATTAGTTCCGTTAGTTTTGCTTCTTGAATTGGGATTTCTTGCCCACCAGAAGTAAATGGGTGGCAGTAAACATCCATCAAGTTGTAAATTTCATTAAGCTGCTCCTCTGTAACACCATGCCCAACATTTGTTGTGTCGCAACATTTTTCCTGTTTGCAGTAATTACAATTAACGCCTTGGCCTCTGTAAGATTGAATTGTGTATTTATTACAAACTTTGCAGCTATAAGTTGTTAAAATTTCTTCGTCTGAGATATTATACTCTCTAGCTAGCTTAGGGATATCCCACCCTTCGTCGTAGTGAGTGTGTAGCAAAAGTTTAGTTTTTACCTGTCTATTTTTCTCTTTAAAAAGCTTGAACCCTTCAAGTAAATTCGGAACACTTTTTCTTAACTGATTTCTAAACACAAACCCAATGATAAAATCATCTGTTGGTAAGCCTTGAACTGCCCTAAGATTGAGCCTTTTGCTATCGGAAAGCCTTTTAAACGTGCTGGCTTCTACCGCGCCATGATAAGTCTTTACATGCTCGTGGCCAAGCTTTTTCATTTCTTTTTCAGCGAAATTACTCCATACCCAAAAGTTCTCTGTTTTTTTCGCGGCTTCGACAGCAGAGGGCAAAATAGGTAAAGAATCTAAAGTTGTCCAAAGCACGGAATTGATCTTGTTATACCAAGGCTTGTTTATCGCAAAGTCAATACCCCAAATATCTTGAATGGCAATGTAAACATCTGGCTCGTTTTCTTTGATCACCCTATCTAAATAATACTCTCCATAAGAGGCTCGTTTGGCTAGGTTTGGGTCTTGATTTATCCTAGCTAACTCGCCTTGGTCATCTGGAAGTGAGCCTACAGATTTCCAAGGTAACTTTTTATGCTGCATAGCTGAATAAGGCGTTCCGCAGCAATAATGGACTAAATCGTATTTTCCTGTTTTATATAAGTAAGAGAGAATGGCTTTAGCGTTTCTGCCAAAGCCAGTTTTCCCCAAAGCGAAATCGGTTTGAATAAGTATCTTTTTTTTCTTCATTACCATTCCATATCGTCATCTTCGTCTTCTACTTTGGAGCCGTAATCGGTATTCGTTTTTCCTGACGTATCTTGCTTGCTGTAGCCATCTTTATTTTGGTTATTGCTAAACTTAGCGTCATTAGCCCGAAAGCTTTCTTGTAATAAGTATTTAAGGTGCTCCCTGAGTAAAACAGCTTCATTAGCGTAGACGCCTAAAAAATATTTTTGCTGATTTGTTGAATCATCGCTAGCTTCTCTAGTTACGCTTAAGCTGAAAGCTCCGTCATATTTGTCGGATTTCGCAAACAACACTTTTACTACCTGCTTTGAACTTTTATGGAAGGCACTAAATTTTGGCTGTTTACCCTCTAGAAGATTAAGCATTTCTGCTAGCTCTAATTGGCTCCATTTCACAGAAACCTTAGTGTCCTTATTGAACGTACCAATCTTGCGCTTTGAATCCCAAGTTTTCTGTTTAAGTAACTCGGAAAAGAATTCACCATTACTGTTCATATAGAATGAACAAGCTGTGCCATTGTTAGAAGATTGTGGCTTGTAAAAACTAATCATTTATTATATTACTGTTTTAAGTGTTGTTTGTCAATTTTTAAGCTCCGAAAGCCTTGTGTATACCTTATTGTCTTGAACGCTAATTAAGTCAGCGAATACCACTCCATCTGCTGTTGACCCTTTGACTATTACGATCTGCTTCTTCTGGGGTAGGCCATTATTAAGCGACTGACAATCGTCCATTTTGTCGTTGAAGATCATAACTTTGGTGCTAGCTGTCTCGTCAGAGATTTCAAGCTTAAAATACTTGTTTCCGTTCCTAGACCTGCCTTTCCAGCAATCATCCACCTGACCAATAAAAACGACTCTAGAGCGCTCTGAGAGCTCATTAACGGTACGTACAGAAAGCAGCCCTTCTCGCTTGCTTGAGAAGATGTCTTTTAAGGTTTTATTGTAAGTGTATCCCAAGAGCATCTTTTCGTAATACCAATTTGCAAAAGACTCAGATTTACTGTTCTTGGTGTAAATCTCTAAATAAGGCAGATACTTCTTTTTGATTGTCTCATATCTAGACTCAGGAATTACAGTCTTGCCTTTTTCATCTTGGAAAGTTCTGAGGTGCTTAAGGATTTCTACTAAATCGTGGTTAAAACGTTCCGCAAATTGAATTGCATACTTTTTCTCTTTTACAAGCAGTATATTCCAAAGTTGCGCTTCAAGCACAACCTTGCTTCTCGACTGTTTAAACCCTTCTAATGCTCCTGCTTGGATTAAAGCGGATAAAATGCCAACGTTAAGCTTCGATTGTTTCGCCGCACTAAACACTTCAAACTTAGAGGAAAACTCATTTTTAAAGTCGTTAATCTTTTCTACAGCCTTATCAGAGATACCCTTAATTGAGAGCAAGCCAAATCGTATATCATCCCCTTCGATTGAAAAATCCATGTTAGACTTAGTTAGATGCGGTGGAAGCAGCTTGATGTTAAACAAATCCATTTCTTTGTGGATTTTTGAAATCTCACTAATTGGATCAGGCTCATGACGGCTCATCTTCAGCAAGCTCAAGAAAAACTCTTTTGGATGCTTGAACTTCAAGTAAACGGTTGAAGCCGCTAAAGCTGCATAGCTTACACTGTGGCTTTTATTAAAAGAGTAGTTCGCTGAGTCTTCAAGGATTTGCCATAAAATATCAGAAACTTCCGAAGGAATGCTATTCTCTTTAACCTTGTCTTTGATTTTCTTTCTCCACTTGCGAACCTCAGACCTCTTTTTCTTACCTACGATACGCCTTAGAATTTCTGCTTCATCAAGAGTGAATCCAATTTTGTGGGCCATC